AACTGCTCGCCGTCGGCCTTGTGGGTGCGCAGATCGAAGCCCGCATCCCGCAGCCATCCGACCATGCACTCTTCGTTGACCTGGCCACGCTCAAAGATGCGCAATATCCGACCCTGCACGTCGCGCCCGTAGTCGACCGGTGCTTGCGCAAACTCGTACTGCAGCGCGCGTTCGCAGGCCACGCCCAAGCGGGATGCGCCAAGGTAGTGGCGCACCGACTGCCGGGCACGCGCTCGCTGCAGACCAGCATCAACCAACACGCTGATTTGCCCGGACACGCTTGCCGTGGAATTGAAGTCCATCATGGCGTGGTCTCCCACGGCAGATCGTCCTCAAGATCGGCAAACGGGTTCGCCAAGGGATCGGGCGTTGGTGGCATGCCACGCACCGGCGGAAACTTGGTCGCCTCGTGATGCTCGACCATTGCCTCGGTGTAGCGGGTGACGATGGCGTCGATAACCCGCAGCGCTTCGGCTTCCGAGTAATCCCCGAGAGGCTTCGTGAAACCGATTTCGCCAGCGGCCTCACCGAAGGACTTCAGGCACTTTTTCATCGAGGCGATCTCGATGTCAGAGGGATCGATCATCACGACCTCCCTGCGTTTGCCCGGCTCGTCCTTGGCTTTGAGCCAGTTGCCGTACATCGCGTGAAAGACGTTCTGGCAGCGCTGCGAGCAGAACACCCAGTCGATGGGGTAGCGGCGGGGATTGCCGACACCGTGTCGGTTGTCGGTGTGACCGAATCCCCGTGCCTGACGTTTGCAGACCCAGCATTTCACGCCACCTCCTCAAACTCGTCGATCAACAGACCGAGCTGCAGCGCGCCGCCCGCGAAGGCTGCCTCGCAGCGCCTGCTGAAATCGCGGTAGTTGGTCGAGCAGCGCGCAATCGCCGTCACCGAATGAATCTGCTGCTCCAGCCGCGTCAGCCCTTTGTCGGTCAGCCACTGGTGGTGCTTGTCCGAGATGCGCTTGCGACTGCGAATCTCATCGAGCAACTCCTCCGGCAACACCGGCCCGTAGACCCAGCGCTGCGTGATCTGGCCAAGGACGTGGGGCGGGTTCTGGGCGTGGCCCTGGTACTTCCAGCCAAACAGACGGTAGATGGCGCGGTAGTAGTCGGCGTGAAAGCGCCGTTCCCACGAACCACTGGATTGGCGCAGCAGCTTGGCGATCAAGTCCTGCAGTGCGTCGGGCGCACGGTGGAACTGGTAGCCCGTTGCCTCGTCGATCAGCGCGACCTCGCCGGTGGTGGCCAGCGCGTGCATGATCTTCATGCAGTTGGGGACGATGCCCTTGCGAGCCTTGTGCAGCGTTCCGGTCAGCGCCGCATTGACCACGGCAGACGCGAGGTCAGCGATGATTCCGGCCGGGAAGAACTGCGTCTGCCGACCGGACGGCAGCAAAATCGGCTCACGTGTTTTCTCCAATTCCGACAAGGAGTTAGGCGCGAAATCCGTGAGGAACCGGGCGAATCGGCCACCCTTGTGGCCTTCGTGGAAGCCGAGCAATTTGGCAAGCTGGCGGCGCACGTAGCCGCGCTCGCCACCCTTGAGGACAACCGCCTCGCATTCCAGATCGCCGAAATGGACGACGCCGTAGTGGCTGGCAGTGAGAATGGGTGCGTTCATGGCCATCCCCCTCACTGCGCCCATGACGGTTTGCCCGTCACGGGTGCGCGTTGTGGAGCAGCAGCGGGAGCCTGATAAACAGGTGCTGCCTGTGCGGGAGCGCCAGAGTTGCCACCGCCGGAGTTGGCCTTGGCCGCGACACCCTTTAACTTGGCGTAGTCGGCGTGGTCAGGCTCGACCGCCACCTTGACCACATTGCGATCCGCACCCTTGGCATCCTTTTCGATATCAACGCGAACGATGAATTCGATGCCATCCAGCTCGTGAAAGCCCTGGATGCGGCGCGCTGCGGCGGCCTGCGGTGTGTTGTCCTGCGGATGGATATTGCGGGCACTGTTGAGCGCAGCGCGGATGAAACTGCGTCCCATCTGACCCCAGGTCGGCCCCTTCTTGGACAGCAGGCCGATGTTGCTCCACATCTTGCGTTTGGCATGCTCACCGTCGGTGACCACAAACTCGGCAGAGAGGTAGATCGAGCCGGTGTCGAAGGATTCGGTGGCGTAGCCGCCACCCCAGCCTTGTTCGGGATCGTCGTAACCACCGGGTTTGATGGTCATGCGCACCGGTACAACGGTGCCCTTGGGGATCAGATCGAAACCGGACTGCTGTGAGTCGGCGTCATTGAAGTCATTCCATGTATTGGCGGTCATTGCGATTACTCCTTGGATTCGGTATGGGTTTGGGCGGCGGTGCCGGACGTGGAAGCGCTGCTGGCGCACTTGGCGATCAGCGCGCCCAGATGCGGCGGCTCCAGCACGTCGAGGCGACCGCTGCGGTCTTTGGCGGGGAAGCCGTAGGGATTGACGGTGTGGGTGACGAAGGCGCGATACGAACTGCCGTCATCGGCCTTGAGCTCGGCCAGCGTCACGACCTCGTCGACGATCCCGGGCAGTTCAAGGCTGGTTTTGCTGCCCTCGATCTGCGGCACGAACACCTTCCGATTGAAGTCATCCAAGCGTTCGTCGAGGATCGCCACGAAGATCACGTTCTTGCCCCGGGCATGTTGCAGGTGGGTCAAGGCACCGATCATTTCCTGCCCGAGCAGACCGTAGGCCGCGCGCAGATCAGGCTTGCCGGAACGGTCGCTGACCGCACCCGGTTGGGCCTTGCACCACGCGAAGCACTGCCGCGACATCTGCGTGATCGAGTCCAGGAAGAAGGTCTGGTAGCGGTCCAATTGCGCCGGATCGCCGAACTTCTCGACGACGTGATCAAAATGCGCCTGCGAGAAAGCAGCTTCTGGCGGCAGGGAACGATCAGGCCCGGCGAGGAATACGAAAAAGTCCCGCGACTCCGGCCACGACGCTGGACGGAGGGTGTCGCCCGGCCAGTCGGCCACGGCGAGGTCACCCGCCTCGATGTCGAGGAACAACGTGGTGACGGGGTCGAGGTCTTTGAGCCGGGTGGTCTTGCCGATACCGGATTTACCCAGCATCAGCAGCTTCACGCCCTTGCGCTCGGCCATGCGCTGCTGCGCGGAGATGATCGGGAGGGACATCACGCCACCTCCTTCAACTGCTCGGCGACGGCAGGATTCCAGAGGATCTGGTAGCCGCTGTGCCCGTTACGCGAGTACGGCATGGCCTCGGCCCACGCTTCACCGGCCTCGGTCAGTTCCCATTCGTCACGGTCGTTGCGGAACTGGAAGCCACCTGCCGCCAGCAACTGGTTCGTCGCTTTGGCTGAGCGGTTCAGCAGCTTGCCGAGTTGGGTGGCGTTGAGTGCGCAGATCGGATCAACGGCTGATGGCAGCGCGCGGCGCAGCACGTCGGTGGCGATGCCCGTGTTCTCCTGAATGCAGGTCAGCATTGCCGCCGCCGCGATGCCCGGTTTCACCCCCGGCACCTTCGCTACGGCCTCGCCGATCAGCAGAATCGCGGATACGCGGTCGTGGGTCGGTGCGGGCAAAGCCGCCAGTGCACCGGAGACGGCGTAGCTGCCGGTCTTGCGGATCGTGGGTAAGACCTCGCTGGTCACCCAACGTTTGAAGCGTTTCGCGGCATCCTTCGTGCTGCCGAGGATCAGGGCGTAAAGCCCCGACTCGTTGACGTGGTTGGCGCGCTGCGCGCGTCCAAGGTTGTCGATGATGTCGCGTTTTGCGACATCATCCGAATCGACGTGCTTGACGAGCGCATCGCGCGGATTCGACAGTTCCAAAGCCGCGCAGACGTCGGCGGCGTTGAACCACGGCTGGCTCGCATCGTCGATCTGGACGCGCACGGCGTGCGTTTCGAACTGGAAGGGAATGATTGCACTCATGGCCATTACTCCAAATCAAGGGAAAGGGTGAAAGACGGCTTGCCGGAATCCACGGTGCGTGCTGCAGCGAACTGCTGTTGCAGCGCCGGAGGCCAGTTCGTGTAGCGGGATTCGGGGACGGACAACTTGACGTCGAGATAGCTCTCGACCTTGTCGCCCGACGCCACGATGCGTTCGGCGATTTCGACCAGTTGCTGCTGGTTCCAGCTGACCTTCTTGGGCAACTCGAACTTGAGATGCAGCGGGCCATCGCTGATGTGGGCGGTGCCGAAATCGCGGCCGGATTCATGCAGCGCGGCACGGGCCTGTTCGCCGTAACGCTGATCCAGCGCCGCATCGAACTTGGTGCGTGCCTTCTTGAGCCAGTCGATGGCCGCGTCGAGGTTCTTGTCGATCTCGCGCTTCTGCTCAGGCGGCAGTGCGGCCAGTTGGCTGACGGACATCTCGGCGATGTCGGCGGGGAAGAGGGTCAGATCGCTCATGGCCGTCCTCCTCACTGGTACGCACGAGTGAAGCTGGAGTAACGCGAGACGCGCCGCTCGAAGGCTTCGATTTCGTGCAGAAGGTAGGTGACCCGACGGCCGAGCTTGCCGTAGATCGGCCCGAGTTGTTCCTGACGCCAGCGGCGCAGGGTCTTGACGGAGAGCCCCCAGCGGATGGCGAGCTCGTTTTCGTCGAGGGCGATGCAGGTGACATCGCCCCGGTTGGGCCGAATGGAATTCCGACCGGTTTGGATTGCTGGAACTTGGGTTTGCATTTCGAAGTGCCTCCTGAATGAAATGGGCACATCGAAGTTTCCGCACGGGTTTATGGCCCGTGTCTGGTTCTATTTATGGGCGCGTTTATGGGTTGCGGCGTACCCGATATTTTCCGCGTTGAGGCAACTTTTCGATGACATCCTCGCGTAGGGCCTTTCCGCCGAAGGCATCGTCAAACGACTGGTACCCGGTGCAGGCGATGCCATTAACCTCGGCCCACGACATCTCGGGCGAAGCCTTGCCTTCGATACCCCACATCTGCTTGATGATCTTTGCCCGTTCCGGCGCAAGCTCACGCGACGCGACGAAGTGAGGCAGTTTCAAGCGGCTGCCCTGGAAGAACTGCAATGGCTCGGGTACGCCGCTGGGCGTGACGTGGCCGCGCAGCACCCTGTCGAATGCGCTCGCGTCGAAAACGTCCTGGCCGTCGTCCATGCGAACAAACTCATCGAGCGCCCGCATCACATGATCGTGCGGCAGCGATGCCGGTGATCGCCCATGTCGCAACAGGAGGCCGCCGCGCGCCCAGATTGCGTCGCCAAGTACCGTGCGCATCGCGTCCTCCGGGGCTCGCTCCCACGCTCGCGCCACGAACACCGGCGCAAAGTCGTGCGTCCCAGCAATCCGAACGTCCCCGAGATGCCACAGGTGTCCCGGCACACAGGATCGGTTGCGGGAAAGGTGTCGCGCTTCGATGCCGATCAGGGATGCCATGTCGGTGAGCCACATATCCACTTGCAGGGAATACAGCGTGATTTCCGACAGCGGCCGTTCGACGATACGGGATCGCTGCTGAAGGCTGCGGTACCGATAAACCGCCGCGTCCACATCGATATCGACCTCGACTTCCTGTTCCGAATCCAGAAACGGCACCATCACGTGAGTGAGATAATCGTCTGCCGTGAGCCAGTGCCGTTGCAGAAAATCGGGGATACCTCGGCCAAGGGGACCTGCCGTCACGCGATGGTCGATCCGTGGCAATCGCTCCAGTGCCGCCAGAAAACGCAGGTGGGCGGACATGAGAGACTCAGAATTCACGGAGCACTCCAATGCGCACCAACTGCTCCAGCACCCGCTTGCGGTCATCTTCGGTCTTGCTCTTGTCGTTCAGACCGTTCGGTGACGTGATCTGGACGGCAACATTGTGCGCCTTGCGGTGCGGCTGCTTCGCCATCCGGAAAACCAGTTTGACCTGCGCCAGCGCGTAGCCAGTCAGATCATCGATACCATAGTCATCGTAGGCAAGCTGATAGATGTTGCGCGCATCGCGCCGATCCCGACCGATCAGCAAAGTGCTCGACAAATGCTGGACAAGATCACGGCCGTTGGCCTCGTCCGTGGTTTGCTGTTCGAACGGGCGCGCGACCTTGATCTGCAGGATCGAGATCTTCTCAACTCCGGCTACACGGTCCCGTTCGAGACGCTTGAGCATCTCCGGCGTCGAGAAGCCAAACAGATCGAATTCGCGCATCGGCATGTCACTGATCGCCCCATCGCAGGCCAGTACGACATCCCTGAATACAGTGGCCAGATCCAGCCGCACTTCGCGATCTTCGCAGAACACCCCGAGTGCACCGGTGTCGGGCTCCCAGGAAAAGCTGGCAGACATCGCAGCGGGTTCCTCGTGGTCGACCACCTCACCGTTGGCGACCTGTTGATACTGAGCCGTCGAACCGTTGAACGTGGCGATCAACGTGTGCAGCAACACCGGTGTGGCTTCATCGGCGTCTTTGCCGTCACTGCGGTCCGCGTGCGCCAGATCGCGTCGCGTGAAATGCTCGATCAGGATCTGATCCGGGGCGATCTGCGGGAACAGCGCCGCAATGCGCGTTCGCAGCACTTCCTCGACGCCCGCATCGACACATGGCACAACGCACTTGGGCCCAAGGTAGTGACTAGAGTAGTTTTCGCTTTTCCACTGCCGGTGGATCACCTGCTGCCGCTCGGCATGGTCAAACCGCTGTTCTCGCGTAGCGCCTTCCTCCGGAAACTCCTGCCGCAGCCACAGATAGAGCGCACGGCTGTAGCGGTCGCTCGGCATGGCCAGGATGGCTGCGTCGTCGACGTCTTGCTCATTGAGCAGTGACTGGACCGCTTGCGCGCCATATTCGTCATCAAGCAGCACCACTCGCTCGGCGGCACGCTCGATGCGTTGCTGGACTTCTGCACCGAGTTTCGCCACGGCATGAAACATTGCCTTGCGCGACAGGACGGGGAGGATGCATTTGGCTGCGTCGGTCAGTGCGGCCAACTCAGGCAGCGTGGTTTTGACGGTATGTTCGACCAGGAGTAGTACAAGCCCTGGCCGCTTGGCCTTGCGCAACAGCGTGACGAAGTGCTGCATCCCCGGCAGGATGGCCGGCCCCTCGTCTGACTGGCGCGTGCGCACCTGTTTTTCGGGGTGCTGAGCGGCAGCGTGCATGCTCTGCTGTGCAGAGGCGATTTGATCATCTACTGGCATAGGCGAATCCTTTCTAAACCAAGTGCGCAATTGCGCGAGTGGTTAATTTGTGGCTTCAAAAAATGCCGACTTGCGGTCGGCTCCTGGAAACGGGTCAATCAGCGCGGCTTGGCCTCCGGTCTGAGCAGGCCGTAGCGCTCCATCCGCACCGCAATGAAGCGGCGGTTCACGCCAAATCGTGTTGCCAAGGCTTTCTGCAGGCGCTCCATGTCGAAGAATCCCATATCGCCGTCAGCGGTCAGATACATGCTTTGGCCGGGCGATTCCGGATCGAGCGACGGAGCACGGTGGATGGTCACCTCGTACTTGGGTGCCAGTTCCTCAACCGCCAGATTCAGTCGCTGACGCGGTACCAGCAGGGAGCCCATGAATTCGTTTGCCCGCAACTCAGCAAAGTACAAC